CTGTCAGTGGCTTTAATCCTAAACATAGGTTCGTATCCTCCTATTAAATTATGAGCAGTAGACCCTAAAGCATCAACTCCATCTCCTTGAGATGAGTAACCAAGAGAGATGGGATACTTGTATTCGGGATAACCATATCCAATTGTAGCCATTACCTCGAATGATAATTGAATTGTGTCACCAGTATTCTTTGTCTTACTCGTATTTGTAAAATACTCCCTGCTTATTAAAGGATCAAAGGTTAGCTCAACATTTGAGCCTGTTGTTTTTACTGGGTTTGAAATAGTAAACGATGTAACTGCTCTTGCCGAATTAACACTTACAACCTCTGAAGCAGTTGGTATACCCGCTCCAGTCACCCTCTGCCCGACCTCTATGTATTTACTTGAATCGCAAGTAATCGTGTTCGTTGTGAACAATAAAGTTACAGATGATGCGTTAATCGAAACTAGCTTATTTAGTGTGCAAGACGAGGAAGTTGGAGCAGGACTTGCCAGAACAAATGTATTATCAGGTATTTTATATTCCTCATTGTTTACTGTGTACGTCCCAGTAACACGCTGGCCTGCGGTAATATTTGAAAACCCACTAAAACCAGTTACAGCAGTTGTCTTTTCAGAAGTGTTGCCAGTGAGTGTACAGCCAGTAATTGAGTATGTAGTAAAGTCACATGTACTGTCTTTAAACGCTGTCACAGCTTGATCGTTATCATTCCAATGACGAAAGCTTGTAAGCCCAGACTGTAAGTCAGCACCTGTTAAGTTACCCGTTAATGTTGTTGCCCTGAATAATGCTGGCTGAGTTAAGGTTAATACAGCAGTCCCTCCTGTGGCTGTAAACTTTATTACATCACCCACAGACAAGGTCATATGTATTCTTTCAACCGAAAGCGTAACCCCGCTCCCTTGAGACTTGGCTTCTGCTGTCTTTATTCCATGCGTGTCGTTAGTTCTATAAACCTCATACTCAAATGGAGTAGTCCCACCTAAAACCTGCCACTTAAATGGAGCGTAAAAGACATCCTCACTTGACCCCCCATCGTGGTCTCTTGCATCTTGAGGGCTTTCTCCAGTTGGATATGAAGGAGCATTAGACTGGAAAATCTTAGGAAGTCCATCATCAGAACCTCTTTTGTTTTGTGCATAGTTAACAGATTTAAACTTAGATGCCCCAGAAGCTTCGCTTACCATTATGTCATAGTCCCACCCTACCCTATCTCCAACAAGTACTGGGTAACTGTCTGCCCCTTCTGATCTGATTGCTAAAGAGCCTCCAGTTAAAGCTGAAACTATAATACTTGCAGTATTGCTGTTTGTGGTTCCAGAGGGGTTGGTAGCCTGAAACGAATATGTGTTGCTGTCTGTGTTGCCGTCCGTTAATTGAACATTCTTAACTGTTAGCTTACTGAAGTAATATCCATTTGTTTCTCCAATAGGCGGCACAAGTCCAGTCTCAACTATGTACTTAGTGCCATCGTGAGATATATCTGTTGGCCCAGACCCTGACCCATCTGAATCCTTTCTCCATTTTGTGGATGTTACAGAAGTGCAATACTTAACCTCAAAGGTAACGTCATCTCCAACACTAGCTGTTACATCTGAAGGATGCTGTGTAAAACTAGGAACTGAACTGAACCCAGCTAATGTAACTGATGCAGCATTACTATATACTGGCCCTTCTGCTGGCGTTCTATCAGCGTTGTTTACGCCCACTCTGTATTGTTTGTTGTAATGATCTGGCGCACTAGGATTGGTTATTTTAAAAACAGAAGATTGCTCTCCAGATATATCCGACCATGTGCTTGCGCTAACCAGTTTCTCTTGCCACTGATAGGAGAAAGGCTCCCTTCCTGTTGCCTGAACGGTAAGTGATGTGGAATCCGTGTAACTTGCACTACACGGGTTTGCATTGATTGTTAAATTTGTGGGGTGTGCTGTAATTTGAGGAGGCCTACTTGAACATGCGGCCAAAGCAGCTATGGTTCCCTCTTGTTCAATATCTAAATTCTTTATACCTCCAGTCACAAACCTTGGGCCAGCCCCATCCTCTGCACTAATAACCTCATCTTCAAATATAATAGCCGATGCGTTGTGCATCCAATCAACTCTTTGAGGCCTAAGAGAAGCTAGAGTCATTCTGTATATGCCAGCTTCTGACATATAAAAATGTGCATCCCCAGTATTAATTAATGTGTCCTCGTAAAACGGTGTGTTCTCTCCTCGATAAACCTGCTTAAAGACAAACAGGTTTGAGGAGCTAACAAGCGAACATCTCCAAATGCTACGCTCTTTGTAAATCATTAGGTGGTCACCAAGAACGGCCATTCCAATAATACGCTCACCGATGTCACCTACAGTTTGCTGGCCTGCAAGAGAAGCCAAGGAAGGATAATAACTTGTAGCGTCTACATAGTCAGACCATTGAACCTTTGACACCTGTTGGGTTGTCGACTCTTCCAAGTCTCCTAAGAACATGAAGCCCTTATATTCAGATATGTGGGCGGCCTTGGTTATCTTTAGCTTAACCAAGTCTGGTATTGTAATAGCTAAATTCTTGTCTGCCCTGTCTGGGTTTGAATCAAAGAACCAGTTTAGTGGCTGATCATAGTTGTTTGTAAAAACAATATTGTTGCCTAACTGTGCGGCTTTAAATTTAATAGAGCTATAAGAAGAAGATGTTCCCATAGCGTACCCATCCCCGCCGTTGTCTCCAATAAGTATCCAATTGCGAGACCTTTGGTTTAACGCATAGATTCTGCTTTTAGTAGCAGCAATCAACTTCCTCGATCCACTCCCGCTTTCAAATTCAAACAGAAGGGTGATAGGCTCTCTGACTGTATTGGTTGGAGTTTGCTTCGATCCAAGTTGATCATGAAGGTCGCTGTTGTTTTTTATTGTGCCGCCAACATTATAGTTGCCGTCATCAAATAATGCCTTGAAGCCTCCTGCTCTCTTTAGCCTGCCAGCACCATCTACCCTAAAGTTCTTAATATACCTAAACTGTTTATCGTTTAGAAGATCAAGTGGAGTCAAAGAGTTCATGGGCCCAGTTAATGGGCTTATATGATAATCTTTGAACTTAGGTAGCCTTGGCATTTTATGAAGGGAAGTAGCCCGTGTATATTAAGAATCTACAAGCAAGAGATGGTTGAAGTATTGAAAAGCTGGTTCCATCTCCTACATCTTCAAATAAATCTTCAACAAAAGAAACTCCTGCATCAGCATCATCTTTTCCGAAGTGATCATTACGCATGCCTTGAAATCCCGACTGCTCATCATGCCAAACTTTCTTTCCAATCGCGCCAGATGCAACGTGGTTGTGTGCTGGAAGATTGTCTTCAGATAACTTAGCTTTTTCAGACCCATACTCACCTCCCAATGAATACGAATCAAACCCTGAAGATTGATCTGCTGAAGCATTATAACCCATCAAAACCCTTGCCCTCATATCGGGCAAGTTAAACGTAGAAGTACCATCCCCGTCTCCGTATGTTGTTGAAATAACAGTATACAAATCTGAATAGGTTGTCCTGCTTATGGCTGCGCCACTGCACTCAATCCATCCATCAGGAGTAGCAGAGTTCAAAGATGCCTTAACATCTCCAATACTCCATATGCCAGTATTAGATGCTAAGTCTTTAGCAAAAGTTTTTGACGGGTTCCCGTCTGCATCTAGTAAATAATTAGCTAAGTCATAAATCTTACTCGGCAAAGTAAGTAGAACGGCTTTGAACCTGTCGCATAGTGTGGCAGACGAGGTTAGTACTAGGTTTGAAAAATCACTTGGTTTACTTGGTGATGGCATATCAATCTCCTCTTTCTATTTCGTATTCTAAATTAACAATAACCCTGAGCGCGTCCTTAACAAAGAGACGCGACTCAGGGCTAGCGTTTACTGCGTCTTTAAATCCTTTAGGATGTACCTCGATCAGAGTCTTCGACGAGTTCAGTTTCCTCGTCACGCACCCGCTCGTGAGGGTGACAGATAGCATCAGCGATAGCCGAATCAATGTAGTCCATTTTGTCTTCACGCCTATTCTGTGCTTCTGATTTTCTTATTACATCCTCTAGCTGATCAGCTAGACTTTTCAGGACTGGTATAGCCCTAAGTATAGCCAACAGGATGCTCACTCAGCAGAATTTGCTTTGGCCGCTTCCTCGCTTTTCTTCACTCCATGGCGAAGGAAGATCGCAAGAAGACTGGTTACTCCAATATTAAGAGCAGCACTAAGCTCAATTTCACCACTAAGGTAAGCCCCAGCTGCAGACAATATTGCCGCAACTCCTGTCATAACTGTCTTTGACTTAAACATATTAATCCTTTTCTTTTAATAGCCTGTAAAGCTTTACGCCCACATAAGCTAAAGTTACTAAACTAATCAGCAGCTTGACCCCAATGTCAATCTGCTCAATAAAATGATTGCCCACCCCGATAACGCCAGCCCCGAGAATCTTAATATCTTCAATTGAAAATTGCATATAGTCTTAAAAAAATGGGTCACGGTATCAGGATGGGACAATCATTGGTTCAGCTTTTTTTAATCAGGCATTGCGATAGTAGTATCGCCGCTGCTGTCTTTGTCTTTGTCCAAATCTTGTAAGAATTGGGCCAAAGCCTGAGCAGATTGCTGTATGACCTGATGATCTCTTGCAGGCAACAGAGCCGATTGTGCCGCTTGGAACAATGTAGCGACTTGTTGCTGCGCTTCTTGGAACTTATTCTGTTCTTCCATACGCGAGTTAATTTTATATAAAAGCAAGTGACAGCACAAGTATGCTGTACTTTTATTTAGGTTTTATTTTCTGCTTTGACTTGCCGATACCAAGGCCAGTCTTCTTTAGGCGGCTTCTTTCTCTTCTTTGGTTTGCACCCACCCTTGCAAGTATCATCAAAGCAGTCCTTGTTGGTACACATCAGCCATTCTTTCTCTTAGTGCTCTTAACCCTCCTTGGCTTGCCCGCTGGCTGACCAAGACGTTTCTTCTCCCCTATCTTCTTCTTCTTCTCAGCAGCCGACATCTCCCCGCTAGTCTTCGGGGTAGAAGCATTCACGCGCTTAGACGGGCGGCAGTATGGGGTTCCGCGCTTTTCACCTTTGGAACGCCCACACGCCTTGCCCGTTCTAACGTCTTTCCACTTCTCCTTGTGCCAGCGGCGTAGACCACCAGAGTAAGCCATTACGACCACCTACCTCCCTTTTCTTTATACCACTTAGCGGCATAAGAGTTAGAGTAAGCTGAAGGGTGAACCTTGTACTTCTTCTTGGCCTCGGACTGCGCCCTTGACCAAAGAGAGGGATTACTCGGCTTCGGCTTCTTCTGAGCTTTCTTCTTCGCCGCCATCAGATGATTCCTCCGCTGTAGCTTCTTCCTCCACCGCTGGGTTAGCTGGGCTGCCCTCCTCTGCTGCTACCGAAGTATCAATGGTGATCTCTGGAGCTTCAAAGTCTTCGGGCGGCACATCGCGTTTCTTGCTGGCCTCTATCTGACTGTCCAACTGGGCAATGAACCCTTGGTTGGCAGCGAACTGAGATACCAGAGCAGATGCCCCCGACTTCACCTCGTCCAACGTGGGCTTGTTATCCTCGTCGTAGTGGTGAACACCGTCCGTATAACCGCTGTGTTTACCTGTTTCGTCTGTTCCAGTTAAGCCGATGACAACAGAACAGACCTTGCTGTTATCTTCGCATGAACACATCGGTTCAAACCTTACGCATTTGTAGGTGTTAGCCATAATTATTTATCTCTCGTCATTGGCATTAGCAAAGGGCCTCGCCAATTAGCTGGCACAACTAAGTCCTCTGTCTTGCTACCAAAATCAAAAATACTTTTCTCTTCCTGTGAGGGGTGTGTAGGGAAATACTCTACATCCAATCCCCCGAAATCCACCTCAAGGGTTTTTATGTTCTGACACCCGCTACCCACCAAAATTGTGAATGCGCTGAGTGCCACTATTAAAATCCATCGTTTCATTTTCTTGTCCTCGGTTTAGTTTCTTCCTCTACAATCATTACTTGCATCGGCCCCTTCTCATTACCTTTCGGCAGATACTCTGGCTGATGGTTAGTTAGTACCTTCTCGCAAGTAAGGTCGCCTAGATTGGTATTTTTGACGCGCATCGTGGACGACCTGTCACACATATAAAAGGTAGTCTCCCGCAAACCAATCCGCGCTATCCTTGCCTGTCTGCCGTTTAGGAAAACTATCTCATCCACGGCCCATTGTTTTGAAAAGCAGACACTCAACCCCGCCGCAAACTCTTGGATGATCTCGCGGAACAACAGCACCGCCACTCCAGCCACAAATAGCCATACCCAATCTGATAGTATCGCTTTGCCAGCAGTCTCCAATACCGCTGGGTCGCTAAGTTGTTGAACTAAATTAGTTTCCATAATAGTAAAGTGGTTAGTGTAAATGCTGCTATTGCGCTGCCATACGCCAGTCCCATTACAAAAAATAAATCGTATCGTTTCATCTACCAATTAGGAGGCGCACTCGCATGACATCTGTAGCATCTATCAGCTATTCTCACCATGTTAGGAATGTCTTGTGTCTCACGAAGGGTTCTCCATTCCCGTTGATACTGATTACAGATAGCCCTCTCTGCCGCCTCTCTGGCACGGGCTAATGCACCAACATACATGGAGTAAAGAATCCCCAGTATGGCTATCACCAATAGTACCTCCAGTAATGTGTGTGCCTCTATCATCAACAATCCTCCGCTTCGCTAAAGTGTGCTAGTGTTTTTAATTGTGCATACGCCTTATCTATTAGCACCTCCACCGCTTGGTCTGCCGCATCTAGGCTGTGCCACTTTATCTCGTTAGCCTCGCGTGTGGCTACTGGCTCAAACAAACGCTCGTTCGTAGAATCGTTGTACGCCTCCACACTGAAGTGAATGGCATTGTCAGCATCATCCCCGCGATCCTTCTCGTACTGAGTATGAACCTCCCTAATTCTGTAGTAGGCAGTCAGCGTTGTCCCGTCCTCTGAGGTGTATGTGTTTCGTAAAGCCATTATCCAAATCTAAATCTTAATGTGTCTGATGCTTGCAAGCCCGTAGTTGAGCTTTGCCCGTTCGTTCCACCGTAACAAAACCGAATGATGTCTCCGTTGTGAACGGTGATCTCAGGGCTTTCCAGCCAGAAGAAATCTCCTGTGCTAGTGCCACTGCATTCAGCAAATAAATATTCTGTGGTAGAACTGGACTGAGCTATGTTGGCTGTCCCTGCTGGAAGTATAGAGCCACCCCCACCAGAGTAACCAGAAGGCGACCATATTCCTCCATCAGCCCCTACATAACTTGACGATGTACCCGATGACGCTGTCCATTCTCGGACGGGGGCGTTAGCTGGTGAATTAGAGTCAATACTGACATAGCCGTATGTCCAAGGGTTAGAGTTCTCGTTTGTGATTGCTGAAGCAGAAGTGCTAGTGGTTCCCCAATCTCCATATCCATAAGTACTGTTTCCATTACCAAAGTTCCAATCGTATCCCGCAGTATATCCTGTCCCAGTTCTAAATGATGTTCCGTTGCTCTGAAGTATCTGAACAGCAGCAATACAAAAGTCACCCTGCCAGCTAGTAGGAGCAGTATTCTTTTGACCTATGTAAAGTCTGCCTGTGTCGCTTGAGCCACTTCCTGTTACTGCCACTTGCAATGAAAGGACGTTGAAGTTTGCGGTACTATCCGCTGTGGCACTTGTGTAGTTCACCACAATGTTTGGCGAGTAGTTGCTTGTGTAAATATCTTGGTTAGTTGTTGTAGCTGCATCCCAGTTAGCTTTGGTTTCTCTGTATAACTGACCGACAACCCTTCCACCTGTGGTTGAGTTAGCTTCAACTAAAATTAAATCTGTGCTGTTTGCATTACTCCAGTTTGCGTATGTGCATTTATATTTTTTCCCAACTACCCTGCCCCCTGCGGTAGAATTGGCTTCAACTAGAAGCAGATCAGTAGAGTCTATGTTGGCCCTGTTGCCAAAGGTTTCTCTGTAGAGTGTCCCGCCTCTTTCAACCAGCAATATATCTGAACTCTGTAATCCCATTATGGTAAAGCGTCTAATGTTGAGACGTTAGGTAAATCCTCCCAATCAAGTGTATCCCAATCCACATCTGACCCCGTGCTTTTTAGGACTTGCCCACTTGAACCTAGTTGTCCGTCTTTGTCTTTTATTCCCCCGTCAAACTCTGCTGCTCCAGCAAAATAAGATGATCCATGAACATACAAACCGTAGCTCCCGCTATGTGCGCCGCCTACACCGAGTCTTTGAGCTATGTCTATGTCGCCATCGTCAGCGATTACTAAACGCTCTTGCCAGCCACCGCTATATGTTTCCAGTTTAACTCCGTTATCTCCAAGATGCCTTAAAACGCCAGAACTCGTTGTAATAACTGAGCCAGAAGTAGAACCAAAGAAAAGATCACCACCTAGAACACTATTCCCTCCCAAATAACTTGTGCCATTTACATACAACTGGTAGCTGTTACTGTGTGT